GGAAAGTCCATCGGCATAGCCGAATTTTAACCGTGCCCACCCCCGATCCCAAAGAAATCCGCGATTGCTACCAGGATTACCGCGACGCCTGGCGCGAGATCCGCGACGAAGCCATGGCCGATATGCGCGCGATTTCAACCGAAGGCCCTTGGACCGACGAGGACCGCGACGCCCGCAAAGGCTCGGGGCGGCCCTGCATCCACCTCGACCAGTTGAATCAGTTTCTCGCGCAAGTCAACGGCAACGTCCGCAAATCGAAGCGCGGCATCACCGCCATCCCGAAAGGCAAGGGCGCGAACGATCAGGACGCGGAACGCCGGTCCGCCGTGATCATGGGCATCGAAGAGCGCTCCCAGGCCCAGCCGATCTATCTCGGAGCTTTTCAGTCGATGACCGAGCGCAGCTATGGTTTTGCGGTCATAAGAACGGAGTACAAGGACGACTCCTCGTTCGACATGGAAATCCTGATCAAGCCGGTGATGAACCCGGACACGGTGCTGCTCTCGCCTTACTACAAGCAGCCGAACGCCTCGGACATCCGGGACGCATTCTTCCTCGAACTGACGCCGAAAAAAGACTTCAAGCGTAAATATCCGAAAGCCCGCGTCACCGATTTCGGCGATCAGGACTTGAACGACTCGACCATCACCGACTGGATCAAGGACAAGTACGTCCAGGTCGGGGAGTACTGGAAACTCCAGTCGAAGTGGAAAACCTTGCTCCTGATCGAGACCGAAAAAGGTCCGGTGATCTTCGACGAAGACGAGTGGAAAGCGGCTAAAGAGCAAGGGCTCACCGGCCAGGTCAAACGCGACCGCAAAGTCGAAGAGCCGGAAGTCTTCCAGTACATGACGAACGGTTTGGAGATCCTCGACGAAGTTCCCTGGGACGGCTCGCGCATCCCGATCATTTCCTGTCTCGGCCCGGAACGCTGGACGACGGAAGGCGGAATCGCCAAACGGCAACTCTTGTCGATGGTGCGCTTTGCCCGCGATCCGCAAATGTTGCTCGACTATTTCGCTTCGGGCGAATGCGAGTTGGCGGGACAGATTCCGAAATCGCCGTTCGTCGGTTACAAGGGCCAATTCGAGAGCGACAAAGAAGCCTGGGACGAAGTCACCAAGGTTCCCCACGCCTACCTGCAAGCGGACATTGTGATCGACGGGGCGACGCAAACCGTCTTGCCGCTGCCCACTCGTCCGCAGTGGACGCCGGAATTTCAAACTTGGGAGATCGCAAAGGACGCCGCCACGCGCGCCATTCAGGCGGGCATGGGGATCACGCCTCTACCGGACGCGGCGCAGCGGAGAAACCAGAAATCCGGCGTCGCCCTCGAAAAAATCGACGACATGGAATCGCTCGGCAGCTTCCACTTCGTGGACCGCTACGAAAACGGTTTCCTGCACAACATGGGCTGGCAGATCAACGAACTGATCACGCCGGTGCTCGATACCCAGCGCGATATGCCGGTGTCGCAGCCCGACGGCAAGCGTTCGACGATGCAGCTGGTGGGCAACACTTCGCACCCCTTGAGTGAAGATGGAACCTACGAAGTGCAGGGACTCGACCAAGGCCACCTCCACACCGGCAAAGGCGAATTCGATGTGACCATTTCGACCGGGCCGAGCTATCAGAGCGAGCGCGAAGAGCAGGACGAATTTGTCGATTCGCTCACGGAAAATATCCAGAACCTGCCTCAACCGGGAACGCCCGCCGCAAAAGTGCTGGCCTTGGCGATCCGGATGCGTCCCACGCTCGGCCCGATTGGCAAGCAGATCGCCGACGTTTTCGATCCGCCGCCGGTCGATCCGAATGACATGCCGCCGCAAGCCCAGGCCGCGATTCAGGCGCTGCAACAGCAATTGCAGCAAGCCCAGCAGGAAGCGGCCGCCCTGCACATGGAGCACGCGGGCAAGATTTTGGAACAGCAGACCAAACTCCTGATCCAGCAGATGAAGGAAGACGGCGACAACCAGCGGGCGCAACTCGCGAACGACATCAAAGTCCTGCTCGCGGAAATTTCCTCGAAAGCGCAAAGCGATTCCGAACGCACACAGATGTACAAGGAATTTTGGCTGGAGAATCACGGTGCCGCGCATGAAGCCGGAATGCAGGCGCAAGATCAGCAGCACGCGCAAGAACTGGCGCAGCAAAATGCTACTTTGCAGGCGCAGACGGCGCAGAGTCAACCCGCCGGGCAACAGGCGCAGGCCCAGCCGGGGCAGTGAGCCGGAAACTTTGTTCGGACATGAATTCGATTTCCCATCGGTCGGTTGCTTCCTCCACCAGACGGACGCAAGCGAGAGCGTTTCGTAACCGGCCCACGGTGAGTTTCATCGCTGAAGTTTAGTTCTTCCGCCCGCGCGGCGTAAAGCGCACCCAACACCCCAAGGACAATTCCATGAGCAAATCCGCCGTCACCGAGGCAGCCCCGGCAGTTGCCGATTTCCAGAATTCCGAAGACCGCAGTTCGAATTTCCTTCCCACCGACGAGAAGTACCGTCTGACCGGGGAGATGCCGTCCGAAGCCGAGCATGATCCCCGCGCCGTGCGCGAGGAGCATCGCCAGGAACGGGCGGACAAGGAAAAGCAACGCTCGGCCGTGAAAGAAGGCGAATCGGCCGCGCCTGGTGAAACCAAAGTTCCGTCAGGGAAAGAGGGAGATTCGGCGACTCCCGGTGACGCCGATACCGCCGCGGCCTCGGCAGCCGCCCCACCACAGAAGAAAACCGCAGCGACCAGCGAAAGCCGCTGGCAAAAGATCACTCGCGAGAACCGCGAACTGCGCGACCGTCTCCAGAAACTCGAAACCGGCCAACCCCAGCGTGAAACCCAGCAGGCATCGCAACCTGTTACCGAGACGAAGCCGAAAGCCGTTCCCAAACCGAAAATCGACGACCTAGACCCGAAAACCAATCAGCCGAAGTTTAAGTCTTACGCCGAGTTTGAAGAGGCGAAAGACACATGGAACCGGCAAGAAGCCATTCGGGAATTTCAGGAAACGTCGGCGAAAACGCAGCGGGAACAGCAGCAGACGCAGGCGGAACAAATCATTGAGAAAACGGTCAACGAACGGGTTACAAAAGCGCGCGAGGCATACGCCGATTACGACGACGCCATGTCCGCCGTCCTTGCCGAGAAAAACGAATTCGGCCAGGACGCGCTTTTCTACACCAAAGGTTCGCCGATCGACGGTTTTTTCCTCGACAGCGACCGTGGTCATGACGTGCTCTATTACATCGCCAAGCATTTCGACCAGGCGAAGCACATCTTTGCCCGCGACGCCAAGGGAAATTACCTTCTCAACCCGATCCGCCAGTTGCGCGAACTCGCGAAAATCGAAGGCCAGCTTCCCGCCGCAAAAACGGAACGCGGTACTGCCGGCCAGTCTTCTGTGAAACCCATCACCCAGGCATCTCGCCCGCCCCACCAGGTTTCAGGCACTGGAACCGTGGCCAAGGATGCGGTCGAGCAAGCCCTAGAAGACGGCGACTTCGAGACCTACCAGCGGACCCAAAACGCCAAGGATCTCGCCCGCCTGAAGAAAAAATGACGAGGAATTAACCCGTGGCCAACTTATTTCTGAACACCTCGTGGATCTCCATGGAGGTGTTGCGCAATCTCAAGAACGCCCTGAAGATTGCCGAATATTTGAACACCGATTGGGAAAAGGACTATGAGAAGGCGTGGGCCGTCGGCACCACGATCCAAGTCAAATTCCCGCAACAGTTCACCATCCGGAACGGACTCGGATACACCGCGCAAGGCATCAACCGCATTTCGACGACGATCTCCCTGGACGAGCCTTTTGGCATCGATTTCCAGTGGGACGATTACGAAGCCGCGGTCAAGGCCGAACGGTCGGAGGAAGAAATCCGCGAACAGTACCTGGCTCCAGCCGGGGTGCAGCTCGCGAACGAATGGGATTCAAGAGCGGCTCTGTTCGCCAAAAACAACTGCTCGCAGATCGTTGGCGCGCTTGGCACCGATCCGACATCAATCGTGTTTCTCGACCAGGCCCGCGCCCGCTTGCTGCAAAAAGCGGGATCGTATCTCTCGAAGAAACGCGCCGCGTTGATCTCTTCGTCGATGCAGACGAATTCGATCAACACCCCCGTTACCTCGCTCTTTCAACCGGCGGACGCCATCACCGAAGCCTTCAAAGAGGGTTCGATGGGGAAATTGAAGACGTTCGATGTCTTCGAAGAGCAGAACCTGTACTCGCATACCGCCGGAACCTGGGCGGCTGCGGTTACCGTCACCGGCGCCGGCCAGAGCGGAACCTCGCTGATCATCACCGGCACCAGCGGCGACACCTTGAAGCAGGGCGACAAGTTCTCGATTGCCAATGTGAACTTCGTCAACCCGCGTTCCAGGCGTCCTCCCGGCCCGCTCACTCCGCAGACCTTCACCGTGACCCAGGACTTCACGCTGACGGGCGGAGCCGACACCATCACCATCCTGCCCGCGATCTACGGGCCGGATGCGAACAGCCCCGACGGACACTCGCAGTATCAGAACGTGGACAACCTGCCGGTTAATGGCGCCGCGCTCACGCTCTGGCCGGGCACTCCAAACCCGAACGGCGCGACCGGCACGGTTGGAATCGCCATCACCCCCATGGCCTTTGCCATCGTCGGGATGCGCTTCTATCTGCCGAAAGCGGTCGAAGCCCGTTCGCAGGCCGAAGACAAGGCGACCGGAATCCCGGTGCGCTTCGTCAAGGCTTGGGATGCTTACCATTCGTTGCAGATCAACCGTTTCGATACCGTCGGCGGTTTCGGCAATCTCTACCAGGACAACGCTTGCGTCGGGTTGCTGGGAGCCTAGGGAAAGGAGAATTCCCCGACTTAGTAAGTCCCTTTTTGACTTAGTATTTCAGGGAGACAAACCCATGAAAAACCTCTTCAATTCCATCGCAGTTTCGTTGCTGGCCGTGGGGCTGATGCTCTGTGCATCCGCTTTCGGTCAAACCATCGTTCCCTCGACCACGCTCGCGGCGGCCGTCACTTCGACCAACTCGCAGCTCAACACGTTCAAGCTCGCTTCCACTTCCGGCATCACCGCCGGAAACACGATGCTCTATATCGACGGCGAAGCGGACTTTGTGAACGCGGTCACTACCACCCCGGCAACTGTCACCGTGACGCGCGGCCAGCCCACCTCTCGGGTTTCGACGCACGTCAACGGCGCCATTGTCTGGTACGGGCCTCCCTCGTATTTCTATTTCCAGAATCCGATTGGATATCCGTCCGGCAGTTGCACCCGCAGTCAGTCGAGTGTGCTGCCCTACATCGACATCGGCAATTCCGTGATTTCGGATTGCTTGGGTGGGGTGTGGGTCAACGGCATCAACTCTCCGCTTTCGCCGAAAGTGGTTTTCGCTCCGGCTCCGGGCGGATCGGTTTTGACCGGCGTCGGCACCTCGACCGCGACCACCAACACCAGCATGTACTGCGTCGAAGCCGATCTCCCGACCAACAAGCTCCTGACCGGACTTGAGCTTCTGCAGGGAACCGTCGCGGGCAATGGCAACCGCAACGCGATTCTCTACGACTGGGCCGGGAATCTGTTGGCGCACAGCGCGAGCATCGCGACCGCGTCCGGGAACGAAAGCCTGTACGCCGCGTATCCCTTCACCGCGAAGTATTTTGCGGTGGGTCCGGCGAGTTACTGGGCCTGCTCGCAGGCTTCGAACAGCTCGGACACGCTCAACCTGATCGTCACCGCCGATGGCAATGCCGGACTTTACACCCAGATCTACACCGGCCAGACCTTCGGCACGATCCCTGCGACGATTACCCCCTCCGCCGCCTACACCACGGCGCAAGGGCCATACGCCGCGTTTTACTGAGTGGATGCGGGGGCTGGGCCGAACCTGACTCGGCTCCCGCTTCTTTTCCGTTTTTCTGTCTGAATGCCCGTCAATGAATCGACTCGCAGGGCGCCGCGCGACCGCTGGCCGCTGGCGTTCGATCTGGAAGGCATTCCGCGCGACACCGAAACCCGCAGGCAGCTTTTAGAGTCCCAAAATCTCGCAGCAGAAGCAGAGGAATCCATGTCTCCAGTCACTCCCACGCGCAACAGTTTCGCCGTCGATAAGCCGACGGTTGAAATCACCGACATCAACAATCCGCCGCGCAAAAACTACAACCCGCACGATCCGAAAAACGAATTCCCCAAGATGCTCTATCACCACGAGACCGGACGCGTTTTACGGGTCGCGAACGAAAAAGAGCAGAAAGCGGCCATCAAGCGGGGATTCGATCTGAAGCCTTCACCCGATTACGACTACTCGAAGGTGAACCGCGCCGGACTTGCCGCGAAAGCAAGCACGGAGCCGAAGCGTGAGGAAGAGATGTCGGCTGAGGAGCTGGCGGCGCTCGACGAAGCGGACGCGAGCTAATTAAGAGAAAGTGGCGGGGCTGGCGGCTGCTGGCCGCCTCGCGCTGAAGTGCTTCCGCATTTTCGATTCTCAGCAGTCTGGGGATCGCTCCCCTTTGCGGTCGGTGACCAAGCGCTACTACCCCGAAAAGAAATTCTAACCCATGCCCATCGCACCTCCAGTCAATCCGCCCGCGCCGCTCTCCTACCGGGTCTACGACATCGTCAAGGATGCCCTGATCGAAATCGGGGCGGTTGCGCCCGGCGAAGATCCCGGACCGGACGAAGCGCAGTGGGCGTTCCGGAAATTCAACGACCTGGTCGATACCTGGCAGGCCAAGCAGGCTTACGTTTGGTCGTACGCGTTCTCGATCTTCACCCTGACGCCGAACCTGAATCCGCAGACCATCGGGCCGAGTGGCCTCGCGACTTTTTCGACGAATGGCCAGCCGCGTCCGGTGCGACTTGAATCGGCCGCGCTGCTCCTGCAAAACGACGTGACCACGGGCCTGGTCGATCTGCCCATCAACATCCGAGATCGGCAATGGTGGGCGGCGCAACAGGTTAAGCAGATTCAGACCAACGTTCCAACCGATGTTTTCTACGATCCGACCAACCCGGACGGCTCGCTCTACCTCTGGCCGGTGTGCAACATCTTCCGGCAATTGCGGCTGCAGTTCTGGCAGACGGTTTCGCAGTTCGTCACGATTCAAGACCCGATTGGCGGACCGGGCGGGCCGGGCACGTTG